GACAGCCATGGCGACACGTTCCTCTCCAACGTGTTCACGATTCTGGCCGAGCGACGGAGCAAGACTGCCGTTATCCGCCCGGCCGCGTTCGCCGAGGCCACCGCCACCGTGGGCCCGTGAGGGTCAAGCCATGTTGGGAATCCCCACGGTTGAGGAGTGCCGCGCGTGGGCGAACGTGTCGGTCGCCTCGATACCGGACGCGGACCTATCCGCCATCCGGCAAGCGGAGTTAGACATACAGGCCCGCACGTGTGAGCTCCCCGACGATCCCGACGAGAGCGGCGGGGAGGCAACCTACCCCGCCGCCCTCGCCCGGGCGCTCCTCCGCCGCGTGCAGCGACAGTGTGCGGCCCGCAACATCCCGTTGGGGCTCTTCACCGACGTTGCCGCCGAGTTCGGCCCTCAGCAGCTCGCCTCATGGGACGCCGAGGTGTCCCGCCTCGAGTCCTCCTACCGCCTCCACGTGGTGGCCTAGATGCTCAGCGCACGCGAGGCGGTGGTGGAGGCCCTCGCAACCGTGGAGGGGCTCGAGGCGTTCCCCACGATGCCCGCCACCCCCACCGCGGGCGCCGCGTGGCCCGTGTGGGCCGAGTCCCATTACCGGACAGGCAAACTCGCCCACCCCATCGCCCACACCTACGACGTGCGGGTGTTGCTGCCCGCGGGCAGCCACCCGGACTCGGTGGATGCCGCGGACGGGCTCATTGAGGTGGTCATGGCGGCACTGTCCAAGGTGGGCACCGTCGAGACCGTGGGGCCCGTGCTCGTGGTGTTCGAGACCAATCAGGCAACCATGCCCGGCATCACCGCCCGGGTCACCGTCGCAACATGTTAGGAGAGTGAGCCATGGCCGCCGAATCCGGCAAGCTTGGCCCGGGTGTTCTCAAGATCGGCGCCACCGGCTCCGAAATCGACGCCTCGTGCCTCGTCAACAACGCCAAGATCAGCCCAGACAAGAACGAGGGCGACTCGACCACGAAACTGTGCGGGGACGTGCGGGCCGGGTCGATCACCTACACATTCAAGATGAGCGGCAACGTCGATACTGACGTGGCCATCGCGGACGGGCTCTTTGCCCTGTCCCAAGACGCGGCGGGCACCGAGCAGGCGTTTGAGTTCACCCCGTCCACCGACGAGGGCACCACCGCAACGGGGACCCTCATCATCGACCCGCTCGATTTCGGGGCCGATGAGATGGGCGCCGACCTCACGAGTGATTTCGAGTTCTCCCTTGTGGGCAAACCCGTTTACGCCTACGGGGTCGCGGGCCCATGACCCGCACCGTGACGGTGGAGGGCGCCGCGAACCTACAGCGGACGCTAGGCAACGCCTCCCGTGAGCTCGCGGACCTCCGCGGCGCCAACACCGCCGCGGGGGCATTCGTGGCCTCCGCCTCCTCCTCCGCCGCCCCCCGGGTGTCCGGGGCGCTCGCCGCCTCGGTGCACGGCAACGCGGTGGATGACGGGGCCGAAATCGGCTCGAGCCTCGTCTACGCCGGGCCCATCCACAACGGGTGGCCCCGGCATCACATCTCCGCCCAACCGTTCATCCGCGAGACCGCGGCCCGCACGCAACCGACGTGGGTTTCTATGTACGGGGCCAACATCCGCCGCATCGTGTCGAAAATCCGAGGAGCCTAGGCATGGCCGATTTCAAGTTGGCGAGTCCCCACCTCCGGGTGCTGAGGGGCAGCCTCGAGGCGCCCGAGGTGCTCGAATTGCAGTGTCTCAACCCCGATTTGGTGGCATTCGACAGAACAAGGGTTCGGCACAAGTGGCCCACCCCGTCGGACGCCCCCTTTGTGTTCCTCACCTTTGTGGCGTGGCACGCCGCCCGCCGTGAGGGGGTCATCCCGCCCGACCTCACCTATGAGGCGTGGGAGGCCAGCACGCTCGACGTGCAGAACATGGCCGCCGAGGAGGACGAGGAGGGCGGGGCAACGGACCCTACCCAAGAGGGTCCCGAGCCCGACTGATAGTCGAGCTCGCCCACGTCTATGAGGTGGGCATCCCGCCCCCGTGGTGGTGGGAGGCGGACGACCAAACGCTAGCAACGCTCCTCGAGCTCCTCGAGGAGCGGGCGCACGAGATGAAGCGGGCCACACGGAAGAGGTGAGCAGACATGGCAAGCGGGGCCACCCTCGTCATCAAGATTCTCACCGACACCGCCCAAGCCACGAAGGGCATGGACGCGGCCGAGAAATCGACCGGGCGGATGGCCAAAACAATGGCCGGGGTCGCGGGGGCCGTCGCCGGGGGGCTCATCGTCGGCAAGGTAATCGAGTTCGCCAAGGCATCCGGGCAGGCCGCCTCCGATGTGCAGCAATCAATGGGCAGCATCGAAGCGGTGTTCGGCAAAAACGCGGATGTCGTCAAGGGGTGGGCCGCGGGCGCCGCGGACGCCGTGGGCCTGTCCAAAGCACAATTCGGGGACATGGCCGCCGTCATCGGCTCACAGCTCAAGGGTCTCGGCATCCCGTTGGATGAGGCCACCTCGAAAACAGGTGACCTCATCCAAATGGGCGCCGACCTCGCCGCCACCTACGGGGGGTCAACCGCCCAAGCGGTGGAGGCGCTCTCCGCCGCCCTCCGCGGGGAGACCGACCCAATCGAGAAATACGGGGTCTCAATCAAGCAGTCCGCCGTGCAATCCGCCCTGCTGGCAAGCAAAACCGCGGAGCTCACCGCCGCCGCCGCCAAGGCGGGCAAGCCGTTTAAGTCACAGGCGGAGGCCACCACCGCGGCCAAGGATGCGCTTTCGAAGATGACCCCGGAGGCGCTCACCGCCGCCAAAACCCAGACCACGCTAGACATGCTCACCCGCAAAACCGCGGACGCGCACGGGCAGTTTGCCTCCGAGGCGGACACCGCCGCCGTGGCCCAGCAAAAAGCCAACGCCAAATATGTGGACGCACAGGCGGCGCTAGGGACCGCGCTCCTGCCCGTCATGGTGTTTCTCGCCGGGCTCCTGTCCACGATTGCGGGGCTCATCAGCGAACACGCCACACTGTTCGGCATCCTCGCCGGGGTCATCGGAATTGTGGGCGCCGCGTTCGCCACCCTGTCCGGCATCATGACCGTGACCACCGCGATAACAACGATTTTCGGGGAGGCCGCCGCCGCCGCATGGCTCGCCGCCCTAGGGCCCATCGGGCTCGTCATCGCCGCCGTCATCGCGGTTATCGCCATCGTCGTGCTCCTGTGGAACAAGTTCCCGCCGTTCAAGGCCGCAGTCATCGCCGTGTGGAACGGGATACGCGCCGCCGCCGTGGCCGTCGCCAACGTGGTGCGGGCCGTGTGGATGGCCATATGGCCGCCCCTGTCCGCCGCCATCCGCATGGTAGGGGCCGTGTTCTCCGCCGTGTTCGGGCTCATCGGTGCGGTGGCCCGCCTCGTGGCCACCGTCATCGGGCTGGTGTTCCGGGTCGCTTTCGCCCTCGTCATGGCCGCCGCCCGCCCGGTGGCCGCCGTCATCGGGGCCGTGTTCAACGCGGTCAAGCCACCCATCATGGCGGTGGCGGCGCTCCTGCGCGGGCCGCTCTCCGCCGCATTCAACGCGGTGGCATCGGTGGCCCGGACCGTGGGGTCTGCCCTGTCCGGGGCATTCAATACCGTCCTCGGTGTCATCCACAGCATCACCGGGGCCATCAACACCCTTGTATCGGCAATCTCGAAAATCAAAATCCCCAATATCAAAATCCCCGGGCTCAGCGCCGCGGGCTCCCCCGCCGCCATGGCCGCCTCGCCCACCGTCGCCGGGCGCCTCGGGGGCACCCCCACCGCCACCTCGAGCACGGGCGGGGCCGTGGTCATCAACATCAACGGGGCCATCGACCCCGAGAGCACCGCCCGCCAGATAAAGCGAATCCTCGAGGGCCACAACCGACGGCAGGGGCTCACCGGGGTGCTCCGCCCCGCGGGGCTCGGTGTGTAGATGATCGGCGCCCACGCGGTCACCGCCTACCCCGACGAGACCCTCACCGGGGGGGTTGACCTGTCCTGCCTCATCGACACGCTCACGATCAACCACGGCCGCGACGACACGGGTAGCCAACCCGACGCCTCCTCGGTGTCAATCGACCTCACCACCGATTTCGACCCCCTGCCGCCCGTGGTCGAAATCGGGTGCTACCTCAAGGTGACCACCACCACCGCGACCGCCGAGCACACCCGGTTTCTGGGGCGCCTCACCGACATGGCCCTAGGTTGGGAGGACGCCGGGCAGGACACCCCCGACCACGGGCTAGGCAAGCTCACCGCGGTGGGGCACATCGCGGACCTCGGGCGCCGCGTCGTGGGGGACGCCCCGTTCCCCCAAGAGCTCGACGGGGCCCGCGTGTCACGGGTGCTCGCCCTCGCCGGGGTCACCCTCGACCCCGCCTACTCCGACCCGGGCACCGTCGAAATCCTGCCCCGAGACATCGACTCCCAACCCGCGCTCGACGTCGCCCAAGGCTCCGCCTCCTCCTCGGGCGGGGTGGTGTGGGAGACCGCGGCCGGGGAGCTCCGCTACGCCGACGCCGACCACCGCAAGGGCGCCCGGACCGCGCTCACCCTCGACGCGTGCGATTTGTTCGTCACCCCCACATGGCGGCGCACCCTCGAGGGGCTCGTCAATGAGGTGAGCATCGGCTACGGGGTGGCCCCGGAGGGCGGGGAGCAGCCCCGGTACACCGCCACCAACGACGCCAGCAGGGGCCGCTACGGGCGCTATGGCTACAGCGTGACCACGGAGCTCGCCGCCCTCGCGGACGCCACCGCCATGGGCCAGCTC